CGGCGTGCTCCACCGCCATCTGGGTGCCGGTGACCGCCGGGAATTTGGCGCTGATCTGCGCGATATTGCCGAGCCGGACCGTCGGCACGGCGGCGACCGCCGCGAAATCGGTGCCTTCGAGCTGGGCGTTCGATCCGGATGCGGCCGCGAGCGCCTGGGTCTGCCATTCGTGGTTCACGGCCGTTGCCTTTTCGGTTTCGGCGCCGGACAGGAACGGGGTGTCGGTGGGCGAGATCCGGTAGATCATGTCCGAGAGGTCTTCGCGATTGCCGATCGCCTCATAGGTGGCAAAGGTGTTGGTTGGCATGGCCATGTCGGTTGGTCCTTATGATGCCCGGTTGCGGGAGCGGAGCTGCGCCGCGCGCAGTTCCTGGGCGGCCCGCAGCGAGCCGGTTGCGTTGAGGTTCTGGGTGAGGGCCTGGATGCGTTCGGAATTGGCCTGGCCTTGCGGCCTGGCCGTTCCCGGCCGCTGCACCGGCGGAACGGGCTTGGCGACGACAGCTGCCCTGGCGTTCCGGATCTCGGACAGTTTCAGGTCGGAATAGACCAGCTGCTGGAAACGGTGATCGAACACCGAGATCTTCTCCTCGCCGTTCGCCAGCCTGGTCAGTTCGTCCGGCCTGAAGCCGAGTTCGGTCAGCCGGTCGGCGGCGCGCTTCATCAGCGCGGCGCCCTTGTCCTTGTCTGCAAGCTCCGGGATCAGTTCGGCCGCCAGCGCGTCTTCCCGCTGGCGATACTGCTGCCATTCGGTTTGCCGCTGTCGGTTCTGCTGTCCGCTGGCCCGTTCGAGCTCGGCATTGGCAGCCTGCAGCTTGGTCTGGTGCGCCTGCCATTGCAGATAGCGGAACGGGTCCTCGTTCGCCAGTTTGGTGACATCGTCGACGGTTCTGATGTCGGCGAATGCCGATTGCTGGGCGTCGCGGAGAGCCTGCATCAAGGCCGGCAGCTGCGCCTCGTAGCGTTGCCGTGCCTGTTCCGCCTGCGCCCGCTCGGCCAGGGCGGCCTTGCGGAATTCGGCGGCCTCGTTCTGGACCCGGCGAACCTCGGCGCTGGCCGTCCTGTCCTGCTCCAGCAAGATGTCTTGCGTGGCAGGGTCGAGGCGGTTCCAGATCTCGGTTCGATCCCTGGTCCAAGACCTCGGAAGCTCGCGTGGCGGCTCGGCGGCCGGGACGTCTTCCTGCGTCTCGCCGGTGGCCTCTTCGCGAGGGGCGGCGTCGTCCTGATCGGGCAATTCGGGGTCTGCGGGCGCCTCGGGGGCGCTCTCGGCAGATGGTGCCGGCGGCCGGTTGCGCCCCGCGGTGAGCGCGCGGGCGGCCTGCGAAATCGAAAGATCGTCGCCGGTATTTTGGGGAGCGGCGATCGCGACAACAGGCGCGCTTTCGCCGCCAGCGGGAGCGCTGGTTTCGTCGGTCATGAAGTTTCCTTGGTTGGAGGGTTTTGCGAGCGTCTCGACACTTGCTGAGGGGCCCATGAGCGCCGGGCCCCGCTCTTATAGAATCCCAAACCGCCTCTTGCGTTCGGCGGTCTCGGCGAGCTGCTTCAACTCGGCCTGCGCCAGTTTTCCGTTGTTGACGATCGCGGCCAGGTGGTCGCGGACCTTGCCGACGATGTTGATGGCCAAAAACAGTTTTTCGCGGGCCGCGACGTCGTCGATCAAGGTCGCGCGCCAGGCTGAGGTATAGGCCTCCTCCAGTCCCTTGAATGCGCCGGCCAGAAGCTCGTTATCGAGCAGGCTTTGCGCGCGCGGCGCCCTTGCGGCGTCCTGGCGCAGTTGCGATTCGTCACTCATCTGTCTGCACCGGCTGCGGCTTGATCCGGCCAAGTTTGGCATCATGCGCCTGCGCGGTGGCGACGATATCCAGCACCCCCTTGGCCGTGTCCTGCGCATGCGCCTCTTGCGCGTGCTGGGCCTTCTGTTGCTGCAGCGCCGCCGTGCGCGCATCGGCCCGCTCCTGCAGCGCCGCCTCGATCAGCAGCATGCGCTGGTCGAGCTGGGCCTTGAAGGCGGTAAGCTGCGCGTCACTCTGCGCCTTGAGCTGCGCCAGCTGCGCGTCCGATTGCGCGCCTTGCGCATCGGCCCGGGCTCTGGCCTGCACCGCCAGAAGTTTCGGATCCGGCGGCGGCGGCGCCGGCGGGTGCAGCAATTGCCCGGTCCGCGGGTCTTTTGCGGAGGGGTCGTTGAAGAAGCGGTCGGGATTTTTGTGCCCCATGATCCGGGTCAGCTCGGCCGCGGTATTGTAGAGCTGCATGTCGCCGACCAGGTTTTGCTTGCCGCCCTGGATCAGCTCCTTCTGCACGTTGGCGATCGCCATGGTCTGGGCGAACTGCTGCGACTTGCCTCCGGTCCCCAGGCCGACATTGATGGTCATGTGATCCCGGGTTTTCCAGTCCCTCGGATCGACATCGACCCATCGGTTGCGCAGCCGCACGGTTTCGCTTTGCTGGCCGTGCTTGCGGATCGTGCCATGCAGCAGCGCGAAGATGTCCCGCACGCCTTCCGCCATGATGCGGGCGATCAGCTTCATCCGCATCTGGGAGGCGGAAAACACCTGCGCCACCGCGGTGGCGGACTGGTTCTGCAGCGCGTTGGCGTCGATGCCCTGGGTCTGCCGGCCGACCCCGGTGCGGGCCTCGAGCTCGGCGTCGAGATACTGCAGCATCGGAAACACCGAGGCGGTGATGTCGGGCACCGTCTGCCAGTTCAGCCCGCCCGGCGTCTTGGTGCGGACCACGCCGCCGGGGCGCGATACCAGCAGATCGTCCAGCGTGTTCGGGCCGGCGTTCTGTTCGGAAACCTCGACCCGGGGATTGTTGTGCAGATAGAGATTGTCCAGCGCGCCGCGCTTCAGCGCGGTCTTTTCACGCTGCACCGGCATGACAAGTTCGGCGATCGAGCGGCCGAAGAAGCGATGCGGCTGCGGCACCGGACAGGTCGCGGCAAACGGAATGGCGTCGAACGGCACGATCTGTTCCCGGCCGTCCTTCCGCAGGATGTCGCCCTGCGTTCCCGCGGTGACCACCTGATAGAGGCTGGCGCGGCCGTTGCCCTCGTAATCCAGCCGGATGTAGTGCTCGGTCAGCTTGACCAGCCGCGAGGCGGGATTGCTGGTCGCGGTGACCGTGTTGTAATGCTCGCCGACGGTGTCGCGCGACAGCGTCTCGATTTCGGTATTGCCGGTATAGTCCTCCAGCGCGTTGACCTGGTCCTCGTCATAGCCCTCGGCAATCAGCTGGCTCACTGTCTTGGTCACGATTTCGTGGAAGCAGTAGTTGCAGTCGCGGATCGAACGGGCGCCGCGTTCGATGCCGAACTCCTCCGGCGGCACGCCCATGACCCTGGCCTGGGCGCGTTTTTTGGTGGTGACGATGGTGACGTCGTGGGTGACGGGAACCGGCGGCGCCGGCGTGGCGACCTGTGGCATCACCGCGGCCTGCGCCGGACCTTGCGGCAGCATCGCGCCAAGGGCGCTGGCAGCCTGCGGCGGCATGAGAGGGGCGTTCAACTCGTGGCCTCGCTCGGCTGTTTAGCGTCGTCATCGGGCCCGTTGTGAATGCTATGCGCGACGATCTGCATTTTGCCGTCCGACTCCGCCACCGCCTGGGCCAGAAGCGCAAACTGGTCGTCGGTCAGGTCGTAATAGGTTTCGCGCTGCTCCTCCTCGCGCTCTTCCCACCAGACCTTGACGATCCCGACCTTCGACAGCAGCGCGTCCTTGATGAAATCGTAGAGCACCATGAAGCCGGGATTCTGCTGCATGAAGACGTGGTTGACGTAATCGGTTTCCCGGGCAGCGGCGGCTTCGTCGTCGGGACCGACCGGCTCGAACCTCACCACCTCGTCGGAGCCGGCAAAGATGTCCATCAGGCCCGGCATCAGGCCCTCGATGGTGTCGGCGACATCGGTCGAGACCGCCCTCGAGCGGCCGTCCTGCACCGGCATGTCGTGCCACATGTGGCCGAGGTAATAATCCATCGCCTCGGCGCGGGATTGCGACAGCTGCGCCGCGACCAGGGCCGCCAGCGCATCGTTCTTTTCCGAGGCCAGGATATCCCTGAGCTCGATCATCGACAGCTTGGGCATCGGGATGCAGCCATGATCGCGGACAGCGATCTCAGGGGTTGAGGTTCGAGGTTTTTTGAACCGCCGCGCCGGGCTGGCGCAGATGGCGGCAGCTACGCCGACCCGCCGGCCGATCTCCGCGACGCTTGTTGCGCCGGCGGCATCAGACGCCGCCAACGCAGCTCGCCGCGGAATTGAAAAAGCCCGCTGCCGGTTTCCCGGCGCGGGCTCAGAGACGTTGCGACAATGGATATATGCAACTGATTTGCCCGACGTGTCAAATGTTTTTTGAGTGGCCGACGAAAATGTTGCGGCGAACTAAATTCGGACTGACGCGATCACGCCGCAACTCGTGCCTCCTTGCCCTCCGCCAGCGCTGCCGTCGATCGATGTGGCCTCAATGCCGGCTCATCGCGTGTTCAAAAAACCCGACATCCAAAACACCGCATATTTCATTCTCGACAAATTCATTCCTGCTTCGCGCCCGGCCTCTCTAATCGGTACACGCCCAAGCCCGGTCGTAATATTGAGAGCTGCAATTTCTCCGATGTGATCCGGCACTGATATGCGTAGGCACTCCACTCAACCTGCGTCGCCTGGATCGCCGGCATCGAACGCGCAGGCGACGGTGTAATCGCCTGGGGATGCCGGGGCGCCTGGTAGAAGGAGCCGCAAGCAGGACGCACATCGGGCGAATTGCAAGCACGACACGCGCCTCAAAGTCGCGCCGCGTTACCCCGGGAAAGTGCTCGCGATGCGATCTGGTGCGCTCTATTTCGCGTTCTACAATTTCTGCCGCATCCATAAGACGATCAAGGTCTCGCCCGCGATGGCCGCTGGCGTTACCGACAAGCTTTGGAACATGGAAGATATCGTTGCGCTGATCGACGCTCGCGATGAACGGAAAGGCGGCGAGGGCTATTGCCGGCGCTTAGGATTTAGCAGTTTGAGGGGACGATCCCGCTGACGATGAATGATCATTAGCACGATCATTCTCACCGTGCTTTTCCTTATTGACTTTGACGGCATTGAAAATTGAGCCGATACCTACCAGCCCGGTGATTACCGTAAGAACCTTTGCCGCTACGGAATGAAGTTTTCAATCATTGCTGACTCCTGGGTTCATACATAGGCATAAAATGGAGATATCAAGCAGCCAGAATAGCGCCCTCTACTGAAAGAAAAAAGGAACTCAAAAGCGCCATGGCCAAAACGTAGTATGTTACCGTAGTTGCGTCGCGATCAAGATGGGCCGTAAAT